TTACTATACCTTGATATGTAGGCTGTCCTGTAACTCCAGCTATATGTTGCACAGTTAAGTCTACAATAGTTTCATGTAAACTTTCTGCAATATCACTATCTATTTGATCAGAATAATTTACTTCTATAGGTTTTCGTATATAGTCTAAATATATTCTGTTAATTTTAAATTTATTACTATGATAAACTCTAAGTTTACCTTCTGCTAATAAACTATATGGACTTGTTTTAGTTGTTCCATATGAATGATTTAGCAAATTATCTAAATCTTGTACTTTAATTAATCTGTTTGGTACAGTTTTTGTTTCAACTAATTTAGTTGATCCTCCCCAAGATGGAGTTCCAGTTGTAGTACAAGTAAATAATAATCCATTATCTCCATCATCACTTTTAGCAGATGCATATGCACCATACCCACTTAAATCTGTTGTTCCTACTGAAACAACTCTATATTCTTTACCAGCAGTTAATTCACCACTAGTTATATAATTACCATAATCAATGTTTGACCTAGATGATATAAAATCAAAATAACCATCATTTGATACAGGTATTAGTTCTGTTATCCCATCCCAAGATGGAGTATCTGTAATATGTTCTAGTTCAGTATAAATTGTAGGACTTGTAGGAGTAGTTCCTGTAGAAACAAACCCTGTTCCACAATTATTATCTATTGCTCCTCCTTCAGTTGTTCCAGTAAAATCAACTGTATCTGCATTTACAATTCTATATTCTTCACCTACAACTAAAACTGTAGGATTTGTCATATTATCTATCTCACATACAAAAGTCTCATTAACAACAGGTGCTGCTTTATATCCAAAATCTGATAAATCAGTAGCTCCAGGAGTTATTACTTTATATTTAATTCCAGCCCTCAGTGTACCTGATGTAATTGAAGCAACTGTAATTCCACTAGGAAACTCACCATACACATAAGGAAAATTTACACTATCAACTTTATTTAATTGTTCTGTTCTAATAAATGGTTGTAGTGCAGTATAATATCTTGAAATATCTAGATAGCTTGTTATATCAGATACAGTATTATTATCTTTACCTAAAACAGCTAATACAAATTCTTTTATTGTCTTATTAATAAAGTAATCTTTTTCTTCATGTTGAAGATTACCAAAAACATTTGATTTAGATCTTTGAAGTCCTAAATCAATTCCTATATGAAAGGTTGCTATATCCATAGTGTTTATATTTAAAAACCTTACTCTCTATGTAGAGAGCAAGGTTTAATTTAAGTTTAAAGAATTGGTAATATATTATCTAACGCAAATATATGTTCTCCTGATCCTGTATCTGCACTAGGTACAGCTATATAAATAGTGATTGTTGGATTAGCTTCTTTAATTAAAACACTATCATCTTCTTGTTGAACAGTACATACATAAACAGTGTACGTTCCACTAGATGATACTTTGCTACTAATTTCCCACATTAAGCTATTCATAAGAAGGCTATTCATATTTCCATCTCTAGTTGAGATTTCTGTTTCTAATGCAGTTAACCATGCAGGTGTTCCTTGACCTGTAGTGCTAGCTACAGCAGTTGTAGAAGCTGCATCATATGCTTTATCAACTCTAAGATATTCTACAATCTGAGCATTTGCTAGTACATCTGTTACTCCACCAACACTTTTACCCAAACTTACCATAAAGTCATTACCTGCTATATTACAAGTTAAACTCATACCATCGTTATTTCCACTACCATCAAGTAATGCAGCAGCAGTAACAATTGCATCTGAATCAGCATTAATTACTGCAACTAATTTAGCAATTATATTTCGTGATGTTGCACCAGTTAATAAGTCTCCACTTATTACATCAAAACCGTATTCTTTTGTTCTTCCTACTATTTCATGAGTTTTTGTTAAATCTGTAACATATATTCTAACTCTATTTCCAGCAATAATGCTAGAAGGTAAATTAAGAGAATAGCTACCTGCTCCTCCAGCAGTATCACTACCAATATATTTTACAGCAGCTACAGGAGCAACATAAGCAAGTTTCTCATAAGTAAAGTTTTCTCTACTATACATAGGAGTACGTTTTATTCCTTCTGTAGTACCTAATAATATACTAAACTTATCAGTTGTAATAGATGGTGTAGTATCATCTAATAATACTCCTTCCCCGTCTAATATAGCTAATGATCCAGTAGTTAATAGATCTGCTTCCCATGAACCCGCAATATCTCCTGTCGCAGTACTTAATCCGTAATCAATAGTAGATGTAGTTATAAATAAATCTTTCATTTTATATTTCCTTTTTAATTATATACTTTATTTTAGTTTACTCCAAATTACTGTAACTGTACCTGCAATAAGAATATTACCTGTAATTCCACTATTTACAGCAGCAGCATTAAGATATAAAGATTTTGCAGTAGTAGTACCATCTTTGATATCTACTTCACCAATAGCAGCAATTTCATATTCTACTTCTGTAGTATCATTTAGTACTGTAGCAGTTTGTCCATCAAGACAATCTTCTGCTGTTGCACCAACAGCACTTAGTACTGCATTAGCACCACTTCCAATAAGTGTTCCAACTCCAATATCCATAGCTTCTGAATCTGATACACTAGCTTCATATGCTAAATCTAAATGTACAGCATGTACAAAGAAATTTACTTTAGGCATTGTTCCTAATGCTTTACCCCATGCTAAATTTGCACCTGCTACTGCTTGTGTAAATTGTGTAACAGTAAATATTGAACGGTGTACTACACCATCATCAGTTGTAGTATTAACAGTAACCCCAGTTGCTGCGGTTATTTGTTGAACAAGAGTTCGTTTAACAGCATCTCTAGTTTCTATTTTTGATTTTCCCATTTTATATTAATTTTTTTTAATTTCTAGGTACTGAATTGTATCTAGTAATTAATTCATTTAATTTTTGTTTATTTTTATCATTTGCAAGATAAGAAACAGCTTCATTTAAATTATTACCAAGAACACAACTAGCATCTCCACTATCAACTACTACTTCAGTATTAGCTAATCGTTTTAGAACACCTCCTGAAACTAGCTTTTCAATTCTTCCTTTTTGTTTTATATTAGAATCACTTGCTACTTTAATAAAATGTTCCATGTTATTTAAATATTCTTTTTCTAATAATTCTTGTTTATCTGTTTCTGTAGTTCCAGATTTCTTAATAAGATCTCCTTTACCTAATACATATAATACATTTTCTACATCCTCTTGGTTTGAAACTAAGCCTAAATATAATCTCATAGCTTGTTCTTTAACCTTTCTATATCGTTTTCTATCTTCCTTAATTTGATTATCACTATATAAGTAAAATCTAATAGAAGGACTTTTAGTAATATATTTAATATCATTAGCTACATCTCTATAACCAAGACAATATCTATATATTAAATAGTCTCCAACTTCAATAGGTTTTCCAAATTTATATTTATTTTTCTCAAGAGAAACTAATCCATCATATCTATTATTATATGCAATCTTTTCTTCTTTTTGTCTTTCACTTTCACTTATTTTAGCTAATGCTAGAATAGCATCAGAATAAGCATTTATTAAATCCCTTTCTTTATTTTCAAAATATTCAAGAACATCTTCTTCTGTTTTAAGTTGATCTTTTTCTTCTAGTTGTTCATTAAATAGTTTAAGATTTCTATTTGTTCTATCTGATGCAAGATCATATACATAACCAATCTCTAGTTCTTTTCCTCCATCTCCTACTGGGTATGATAGACTATCCCAATAATATTTTAATCTATCATCCCATAAAGGAGAAGATGAGGACAAACTTAAAATTTCTGGCATTAATACTTTCATTTCATCTTCACAAGTTATCATCTTTGCTACTCCTGATTGACTTGAACCAATTTTTCTCTCATTTTCAAATAAAACATCCTTATTCCTCTTTGCAAAAGGATTACTTTTTATCTTCCAAAATATATTTATTTTTTTACTTTTTCGTATCATTTCTAAAATATTTATAAGTTATTCATCTTTTATATATTATATATTATATTTATCTTATGCTGCAAATTCTAAGAAATATGAAGTATAAGGATTTAGAATATTAATACCACCTGTTGACATTGCTTCATAACTAGCAATATCTTTTCGTGTACTAATTTGAAGTCTATCAAATGCCCCCCATGAACCTGGAAGTGGCGACATACCTCTATATACACCAGTGATATTTTCTCTACCTTCTTCTGCAACAAATTGAATATTTCTTTCTCCATTAGTTGTCATTGAATGATCTAACAGAATAAAGTTATAAGATTCGTATGGATGAGAATTAACTAAGTTTCCATTAGCTCTATCCATTTCAGCAAATGTTCCTTGATTAAAAATATTAGCTTCTTTAACTGTAATTACATGACCACTTATAGTTTTATATTGACCAAAATATTTACCGTATGATAATCTACCATCTTTTCCACTAGTAATTTCTTCAGCACCAAGTTTCTCATAATAAGAATTTGCATTTGCTGTGTTTTTAAATGCATTATTAAACATTTCTAATCCACCATTACCTGTATATAAAATTAATTCCATAGGTGTCTTATCAACTCTATTTGCAAAAATTGAATTAACAACACTATCTAATTTACTAACTGTAAGTGTACTATATGTATCATGTTGTCCTACAGATTTAAGAATTTCTTTTACACCAGCTCCTTGTGGGATAGGTTCTCCTGTTTCAGGATCTTTAAGATGAATCATACCATACTCATCTCTGTTATATTTACTATTCCAGAGTTTTTCTTCAAGCATAAGCCTACGATCTAACTCAAAAAGTTTCATTTCAAATGGCATCCACATTGTAGTAGTTCCACCACCCTCTAAATCAAATTCAATAGGTGTAACTTTGTTTGCAATATTACCTGCAATTTGTTTACTGAAACGTACAATATCATATTGATTAGTAAGTTTACCTGGAGCCATAGAATTACTTCTATTTCCATCTGACTTACTCCATGCTACGTTAGGTGCACTCATAACCCATGCAGTTCCTGGTACAAAATTCTCTAAAGATACATATTCTGATGCATCTGCTGTTGACAGTGCTAATGTATATTTATATTCTTTTGGTCCAAGTTGTGTAGGTTCTCCTTGAATACGTAAAGTATGTGATTTATCTGGAGTAATTAAACCATATTGTCCAATTAACCAATTATCTTCGAATATAACATCGAATGAACCATGTGCTAATCCCGGTTTCGTATCACTTGAATTAACAAGTCCTACTATAACTGATGTATGCTTCATTCTAGTCATAAAGTTCCAAGTGTATTCGGTACTATTCAACATCTTAGGTTTAACTTTATTAATAATACCTTGCCCTTGTGTTCCAAATAATAGTGGAAACATATCGCTATCTTTACCATAGAAATAAGTAAGACTATTATTTAGAGAAGCGGGTTCTATTAAATTGTTACCATATAACAAATTTTCATCTGAATATACAGTACTATTATATGTTACTGATTTTAGTTCTCTCATTATTTATAAAATTTTAATATTTATCTCACAGGCAACTTTATTTTCTTTTCACCAGCCTGTACATGTGAAAGTTTATTATCTTTACTATTAACAGATGCTTTCATTTTATATCTCTTAATTCGTTTAACTTTCTTATCTTCTAATTGTTCTTCTAGAAATTGCGAATTATCTTGTTTAACAAATGTTAAGAATCCATTATAAATATCATCATCTACATTTTTATTTTTATCATCTAAGTATTTATCATAATCATATCCAGTCATACTATAAACATTATTATCTATGGTTATAGGTTTAGGAATATACAAATAATTAAAAAATTCACTTCTTGTATATAATTTTACTTTACCATCATTAGTAACTTGTATATTTTCAGGAATAATATAATCTTTTCCTTTAATTGAAATTTTACCTTCTTCTACTATTTTATGATATACACTGTTAGTCTCATTTTTTATTGGAACTACATTATTATTAACTACTTTAACTCCCCAGTATTTTCCTTCTTCTAATTCTTCTTGAGCTCTTTGTTTTTCTGCAGCTAAAGAATCTTTATCTGCAATCTCTTTTTGTTTATTAATTAAATATTGTTGTGCTGTTTTAGCACCTTCATGTAAACTATCATCATCTTTAAGATAACTAGCAAACTTAATTGCTTCTTGTTTAGAATCTCCTTTTGCTAATCTAGCTTCAATTACAATATTTGTAAGTTGAGGTTCATCATCTTTATTTAATTTTAAGGCAGAGTAATCAGCAGTATTATTAAATCCATCAATAGAACCATTATTTATTTCTAAATGATTTATAATTTTTTCTAATATTGGAAGCCTATTTAGTAAAGCATTTACTTTATCGTCTCCAAATTTATCTTTTGAATAACTAAATAAATCATTAACATATCTAGAAACTCCTTCAGCAGAATTTTCATATTCTACTTCATTTCCATCATTATCAAAAATAGGAATATTTACTTTAGATTTAACAGTTTCAAAATTAATCTGATTTTCTCCTTCTTCTTCTACTTCCTCTACTTCTAATTCAGCTAATTGATCTTTTGTATATTTAATATTTCCTTGATCATCAACTGCATCTCCAGTTTCATTTAGTTTAAGTTTTTCCTCTCCTACTTCAATAGTTGTTTCATCAACTTCTTCTTCTGGAATATTCTCCTTAGTTTTAAAAATACTACCATCAGAATTAAGAGCATCACCATTTTCATTTAATTTATATTCTACTCCTTCTATAGTTGTAGTTTCAGAATCAGATTTAGTTTTCAGTTCAACTATATTACCAGATTCATCTACAGCTTTTCCTTCTTCATTTAATAAATATTCTTTACCATCTATTACAGTTACGTCTGCTTTTGATTCGTTAGGTTTTATTTGAGGAGCATTATCTCCTGGCAATATTATCTTATTTGTATTATCCATTTTTCAACATTTTAGATTATTATTTCTTTATTGTTTTATTATTTAAATTTTTATTATCTATTTTTTCTTTATGCTCTTGTGCTCTAACACTTAGATTATATTTTGCTGTATCAATTGCTTGTTTAGTTGCATTAGCATTTCCTGAACTAACTGCTTTAATTCTTTCAATTTCTAATAATCTCTCTGTCTCTAGTTCATTCTCTAATCTTATTACATCTAAGTCATGTTGCTTATTTGCAGCATCTAATGTTATTTCCTTCTGTGCTTCTGTCTCTTGTATCTGAAGATCCATCTCTTTTTGAGATTGCTCAAATTGTCTTTTAGCTTCTGAGAACTTTTGTATAAAATTAGATAATTCAACAGAACTATCAGAACTTATAGCTTTATCTGCTATTTCAAAATCTCCACCTTGAGATGCAGCAAATGCTAATTCTTGGTATCTTGCAAGTTTCTCCTCTTCTACTTTACTGTTAGCAACAGAAATTCCATATTCAGCATATAAGTGTCTATTACTATTAACCTGAAACTTAACTTCTTTTTTATCTTCTCCTGTATATGAACCAACTTTTCCATCAATATATGCTAACTTACTATATTCTAAATCTGCAATATGTTCTCTCTCCAAAGCTAAATTAAATACAGAAATCATTAATTCACTTCCTAGTTTAGCTCTAAATAAATTTTGTTCATTATTTCTAACTGTAGAATAAGGATTTGCTTGACCACTTCTAGCATCATTCATACTAGCTAAATCCCAAGCATCTGATTTAGCATTTCTTTTAAGTTCTTCTAACATACCTATATATGCCTCAAGTCCTGGATTTCCAACTACTCTAAATCCTTGAACTGCTGTTTGTAAATCAACTTCCGTATCATCATATATAAGTTTGTTATCAGCTAACATATAATATGTTTGTTTTTTAGCATCTACACTGTCATTAGATTCTAACATAGATTTAGGTATAAGCATTATATTACCTTTATGTTTAGCAATAGTTCGTTCTTGTTGTAGATTCAGAAATCTTATCATAGCTTGATAAGTAATTAATCTTTTAGGTACAGGATTAATTATGTTTCCATTTAATAATCCTCTTTTACCTGTAATGGGAAGTTTTGCTCTACCATCAATAGTATATCGTTGTACATCTTCTGGTTCTGGAGTAAGATAAACTCCAATATTTGCACCAGATGTATTACTATCTCCTAATCTTACACCTTTCCAAACTTCTTGTTCCCACTTTTTATTTAATTCTATATCTCCTAATTCAGTATTTAATTCATAATCTTCTGCAACTTCTCTGGATAATACGTTACCTAATTTATTTTTATAAGTAAGAATATTCTTTTCTACTTCTGTTACAAAGAAAACAATATATTCACAAATAAGAGAATTACTTAACTGTATTGTATCTGTATCTTCATATTGATGACCATCATTTCTAAACACCCTTCTCCCATATTCTTGATATATTTCACCTACATTTAAGTTTAACATACCATCTGTTACTTGAGATTCTAAATACTCAAAGTATTTTCTATCTTCATGAGATAAATTATCCCAATATTTATGTTTAAATTCTAAAAAAGATATATTATTTTTTATTAGGAAACCTTCATTATCTTCTACAAACTGTTCTCCATTTTCAATAGGATAACCTTCTAGTGGAGAAATTGTAGTTTTATAAACTTCATTATTTATAATTTCTCTATATACATAAAACTCTTCAGTTGCCCACCAATAAAAGAAATTTTGAAGTCTCTCAATATTAAAATTATTAACCTTGTTAATATTCTTTAATATATGTTGTCCTTCTATAGCTCTTTCATCAAACCAACTATCTGTAACTTTTTCTTTAAACTCTTCTATATTTTCTAATTCTTTAGATGGAACACCAGATTCTTCTTCTTTGTTTATTTCATTGATTACTAATTGTTCTATATATGAATATAATTCTTCTTCTATATACTTACTTTTTAATAATATAGAATCTGCATTTTCAACAGTTACGAAAAATTTGTATGGTAGTAATATATATTCTCCTATATTCTTTTCTTTAATTGGAGTAATTATATCTATATCTCTAAATGTCCCAGGTAATTCTATATCTTCAGCACCATCACTTTTAGTTAATGGAGATAGTACATACTTGTATGCTTCTTCATCTACAATTCCATTTGCAGCATTTAGATTATATTCTGTTGATTGTTTATTATTTAAAGATATTGCTCTATTTATCCAATAGTTTATTGTAGGAACATACCATTTTTCTTCTGTTTTTTTCTTAATAGAAGTCCTTTGCTCTGGTAGTTTAACTATTCCATAATTACTGTTATTCATATGCTATCTTTTGTTTTTATAATATAACCCTATTCTATCATAAATACTTTCTTTCACTATTGATTTAGCTTTAAGTCTTTTTATTCTAAAAGCACTTCTTTGAAACATAGCTACTCTTAATGAGCTTATTCTATCAAAGTTACCTTTTAAATTAAACTTTTGCAATTCAATTAATGTAGGTAAATCTCGTATATAGTGTAAGACTAGAGTATCTTTATTATCTTCTTGTTTTCCTACTTTTGTGTATAACCAATCTTTTAAATATATTAATCCTTCATTAGCTCGCCCCTTACTTCCTATAATAATTCCGTATGAACTCTGCTTATCTGATAGCTTTTCATCTATTATATGAATGGGATCTTTATATAACCATTTAAGTTCTTTCCACTTTCTAAAATCATGTACTACTTGACCTCTATCGACTTCTGCTAGACATTTAGCATTATATCTCTTACAAGCTAATAGTAACATTCTATTCACATCTTCCATTTTCTCAGGTCTCCCACAATAACTAGCAACTATTATATCTCCTAATGTGTTAGATATATTATTAGGATACATCATTACATGAAAAGAATTAAGCGAATGTTTATTAGTAATTAATCCAGATTCTTTATCCATAGCAACTGGATCAATAGATATATAATATAGGTTATTAGGAATTATATCAGCTTCTTTATAAGGAGGATAAAATTCACGAACACATCCATATATATCTTGTCCTTTTCTAAAAGGATAATCTTCTATATATGGGTGGGTTTTAGTTCCAGATAGTTCAAGATGTTCATTAGTTCTAAACTCTACAGTTCCATTTGCTTTTTGATAAAACATTCCATCTCTATAGTATTTATACTGTGGATTATATTTTACATTTTTTATATGATCGTCTAGTTCAATACTAGCAAATATATTTTCATTAGTATTCTTAAATGCTTCTTCTGGTCTATTAGCTCTTTGTCCAACATATACAGCATAGTCTATTGCAGGTAATGATAACTTTTTCTTTTCTTTATCTTTATAATCATAATCCCAAGCTTTATCATATAGACTATTTCCGTCTTTATCCATAAATGGTTCCATGTTCATAATTTGTGCATGAAAGAATCCACATAATGATCCTCTAGCATCTTTATCCCATACATTTTCAAATGGCATCATATCATTTGCAGTAGGGTCATAATATATAGTAGAGAATCCTTCCCAATCAGCTTCTTTTGCACCACCTGTTCCATATACTCTAAGAGTACCAACTTTACCTGCTCCTGCTTCAGTACTACTTAATGTAACATTTAGGAAATCTTGAAGATTTAAACATTTACCTGCTTCTTCTAAATCTATCTCAATTGCATCTTTACCAATAGCAGCACTCGCATTTCTAGCTATAGTTACACTTAAAGCCTTACTTCTAAATCCATATTTCTTATTTTGTTCAGATTTCTTTTTATATCCTAATTCTATATTAGTTAGTTGTTCACTTAGATAAAATCTTTTCCAATAAGTATTATCCTCATACCAATCTAAATTAACTTTAAGCATGTCTGCTGTTGAACCTTGATCTATAAGATATGATAAATCATATGCAGCTAATATAATAGTAATATCTCTAGTTGAGTTAATTGTATTAGCTCCTTGAGAACCGCGTTTAAAAGAATATCCTTTACGTCTAGCTTTTGCTTTACATAAATGAAAATCATTATTTGTTACAAATTCATCTACTTTAAAGTTCCAGTAATCTCCATCCCAAAATCTAGGAAATCCTTGAACTTTTCTAACTTTAGTTTTACCTAATTTATCTAATTCACGTCTTTCTTCTTTACTAGGAGTACGCATTATTCTACCATAATTTAGATAATTATAATGATCTCCTGTTATTCTTAAATTTACAACTTTACCAGAATCTAATAATTTACACTTTAATGTAAGTCCTTTATTTCTTCGTTCTGTCTCTCTACTCCAAAACTTATTAAACTCTGGACTTCCCGATAGATAAGGACAATAATAATGTCTATTTCTATTTTCATTAGACTTAATATCTAATCCTTCAACCCAAGAAACTATATTAGGATCTTTTTTATTTCTTTCATATGCTAAAGCACACTCACTAAATTTATATGTATCTATAAATTTAAAATTCATATTCATTAGAAATCCACCACTATCTCCTACTAAAAAATCATCATCTTTATCTACAAAAAATAGATCAGTTCTAGTATTAACTACTTTACTTGATCTAGGAAATAATGATTTATCAGAATTGATATAATCAATGAAATCTAATTTTCTTTCTCTATTTTCTTTTGAGTCTCCCATATTTTAGCACATTCATATGAACAAAAATGTATATTTTTAATTCCTCCAGATAATTCTTTTTTAGGTACGTAATAAATTTCTTTATCCATTATAAGTTTTCTACAAATATTACAAATTACTCTATTTGATTTTAACATTTATAATGTATTATTAGGATTTGCACTATCAGGTATTACATCTTCACTACCTCTCATTTTAATTTCAGTTACATCCTCTGTATCTATTTTCTTTATAGCTTCCTTAAATTCTTTTATTTTAGAAGGCAGTGTGGATGCTAGTTTAAGAAGTCTATCTTGAGTATCCATTAAAGCTGGTATTGCATCATTTTCAATTTCTCCTGCTTCTAAACTAATAGTCATCTTATCGTTTAATAATTTTATAACTTTATAACTATTTCTTAAAGCAGATAATAATGTATTTGCTAAATTTCTTTCAGGAGATAACTGATTAGATTTATATATTTCTATTGCTTCTAATACTTTAGTATCTGGATTCCAAGTTTTATCTAATTTTGAAGATTTTTTAGCATAAGCAGTAGCATCTTTTTTACTATATCCATTTCTATTAGGTAAACTATTTAAATCTGCAATAAAATAAATATAAGCAAATTCTTTATAAGCTGTACTTTTTTTCCTATCTTGATCTCTGGATAATATATATTTAAAACATTTATAATTAAAAATATTGATATCTCTAATTACAAACTCTCCTTTTTCATTTAACCCAAATATTTGAAAATCCATAGTTATCCTTTAGTTATATTTTTATTTTTCCATATATCTGTAATATTTCCCACACCTAATAGTATAGCTGCTGATGTTAATATTAATGTAGCTATTGAATAATCACAACTACTTAATTTAATATCTGTTAATAATCCATCTATATCTCTAATATATATAATTCTAGTATATATAAATATATATGTTATACCACTTAAAAGCAAAATAATACCTGAAAACTTTCGTATTCCCGGAGTTTCTCCTTTTATCATATTATCTACCCAATGTATAAATCTCATTTTTCTTGTTCTCCATTATTGATTAACCATCGTACTTCATATCCTTCTTTTATCCAAGTATAAACTATATCAAAAAGATCTTTTTCAGCAGAGTTCCATATTTTATTTTCACTTCTTTGATGAGCTACACCTATACATCCTTTAGTTTCTTCATGTACATTAAGTCCATGTGCATATATTGCTTCAAATTTAATTTTATCTTTTATAAGAGTATACTTATCATTTTCTGTATAAAGAATTAATACTTTTCTTTTAAAACTAGGACTATATCTAACCCATACCTTATATCCCTCTAATGGGTTATGTGGAATTGCAGTTTCACCATATACTTTAATTCCAACTCCTCTTACTGTATCTTCTAAAGTATAACAAAAAACTGCACCATCTAATAGAATATTTCCTATAGTGGTTCTACTATAGTAATCAAATCTATTATGGACTATATATTTTATATTACTCATTTTATAAAGTTTATTATATCTATATATTCAATCTTATTTTTCTCAGCTAATGTAATATCTTCAATACTTTCATATTTAAAAGTATCGTATATAAATGAATTTTTTCTATCATATACATAAATATTATCTATTTTATCAAACATTATTAAAGTTTCAGCATTTCTTAATCCATCAACTTGTGGTGGTTTAAATTGCTTTCTGTTAAAAGAAATAACTGTTCCGGTAGAATCAAGTATTGTGAAAATATCTCCTTTTTTCTCTACCATAGTAGATTTATTATTTCTATTTACTTTTAGATTACCATTATACATTCCTATATATAAACTATTTTTTATATCTACTTCATATTTCTTAGATAAATAATCAGTATTAAAAAATAAATTAATATCTTCTTTGGATGATGCTATAGAACTTACAACAACTTCTTCTACTTCTTTATCTTGGATTACTCCTGCAAATAATAACCCATTAACATTCAATTGGTTATTACATAAGTTATTATATATATTTATATTATGTTTTATATTATTTATTTCATTAAATACATCTGATGGAATAGCACTACCATTATCCAATCGTTCTTCTTTTACAACAATACATATTCTATATCCATCTTTTACATAATTAACTAATGAAGATAATACTCCAGATTTAAAATTCCAACTTGTATATTCTTTATCTTCTACTTTTATTTTTTTATATTCGATTAAACAATTATCTAATCTTATAAACAATACTTTATTCATCTTATCTTTATTTTAATTAAACAATATTATGATATGCTTTCAATTTAAATTCTATTTCATTCCAGTTAATATATAATGTGGCTAGATTCTTATCATCTATATAAACATCTCCTGATATTTTACGAGTATCTCTTCCATAATCATCTATTAGTTCTTGTAAGTTTTCATTAAATGTATGAAAGTTAATACCTGACATTAAAAGGAAGTTAAAAGCATCTGAAAATTGAGTACCTGCTCTACAGCTATTTATAACTATTTTATGACCTCTATTATATAATTTATTTATTACTCTTTTAGCATCTGGTTTTATCTTCCCTATTATTGGATATTTAGAATCTACTATTGTACCATCAAAATCTATTACTATTACAGCCATTATTTAAAACTTTAATCTAAAATTTGTTTCTTTCTTCTTTGATATATAATGATTAATCATTAGTTCTATATCAGATTTCAAATAAGGAATTTGCATTTTTACTACTTTTTCTTTTCCTATTAGTTTAGAATCAGAAGTATCTATATCAGTATATACCTCATGTTTAATATGGAATAGTATATTTCCTTCACATACTAATCCAAATTGTTCTGTTAAATAATCATATGTACTAAGTTGTAAAGCATATTTATATCCTGTACTTTGAGGTAAATGTCCAAGAGGATCTTTAAAAAATTGATCAGTTTCTATAAATCTATCTGTTATTTCTCCAAATCTATTCTTTTCAAAATATCCCGCTTCATATCTAATAGGTGCTCTATTTGTTTTCCAATCTATAATTATAAATTTATTATCTTTTACAGCTAGTATATCAATTAAACCACTAACTAAAAAATTATAATTGTATGTTCCTATTTCAGAATAAATCTTATATCCTAAACTAGTAAGTTTCCATAAAGCATCAAAAATTAATGGATATTTAATATCTACACCATATTCCTTAAATACATCTAATTCTATTATACCATAAGAATGCTTTTCCATTATATTATCAATAGTATAAATTCTATCGTTTATAAAATTAGTACCTTCTATTTTTTTATATCCACTTGTTATTTTTACAGCATCTTCTAAATAATTATGTTTTTTATTTCCTCTATCTTGTCCTTTCTTCGCTGCTAATGCCCATTCTTTTTCTATTTGAAATCTACTTTTACCTTTATATTTATAGTACTTTTCATGATTAGGGTTTCTTCCTATTCTTTCACAAGCTCTAGCTCTCTGTTTAGTTGGAAAATCATCTTCATACTTTTTAATCAAAGTTGTAGTACTAATATAAGGATTATTAAAGTCATCTGTATATTTATGCAGCTTTTCATTAAAGTATATTTTAACTGATTCCATAGTTTATTTTTTAAATCCTATTCCTTTATCTTTTTCATCACTAAATATATTTGTATTATATGAAGTATTTAATGTTCTATGAAATTTATGAATTCTAATTCCTAAAAACTTTATTTCTCTAGTATATACACTGCTTACTACTTGAGGATCTAATTTATGTATAATTAAATCTTCACTTATTTTTTTATTTATCATTCTTAAATATTATATTATGATCAATATTTTTCTTTTGTTTAATATCTCTAAATATTTTAATAATTCTACTTCTTATATCTAATGAAAACTTATCTTCAATATTTGCATTATCTATAGCATAATTAATTTTATCTTTAAATTCTTGTGTAGAGTTTTTATAAGATGTAAATCCTTCTTCTCTTGCAACAGTATCTTTAAATTTTAATATTACTCTTTTATTCTTTTTTATTTTAAATGTTCCTAATACTGGTAATTCACAATTTTCCTCATGTTCTATACAATACCTTAAATATTCAAATTGATTATCTACTATAGTTTCAATTATTTCCATTTGATCTTTTTCAGATAATTCTTCAAAATAATTACAGTACTTTCTATATCTATCATTACTATCTTTAATAGAAATTATTTTAGGTATTATATCCCTGAATGCTCTAATTATTATAGTATCTTTATTCATTATAACATTGGTAATATATCTTCTTCATTATCTTTTGATAAATCAATTCCAGAAATCCATTGAGATTGAATCATAAAGTATTCAAGTACTTTTATTCTTTTCTTATTTTTAACTTTATCTTTATAATCTTTGTTTTTACTCATATTATAATGTTTAGTAAGTCTCTCTCTACTATTATTATTTTCTTCTAATATTTGTTTTGTATTAGCCATTTGATTCCCATATAATGCTAAATCTAATTTTACTTTATCTCCTATATTTATATTAGTTACATCTTCACCTAAACCATCAACATAGAAAGTAAATCTTGCATCACTAGATACAGAATCACTTGTTAAGCCTAATACAGGAAATACAACTTCTCCTCTAATAATTACATAATTTCTAATTGGTTGAATACTTACATTTGTTTTTCTCATTCTAATAGAATTTTCTTCTTTCATAATATTTGTGTTTATTCTAATAAATAGAGTAGGCTCTTCACCTACTCCAAGTTAATTAATTTATCTATTGTTAAATAGAAACTTTCTACCTCTTTTACTAATAAGTCCGGCTGCTAATACTATACCTACTACAACTAGCCAAGCAATATCATAAACTACTGCTATCGACATCATAAATAGAATCATTATAATCATTAATGTAATTACCCTTACTTTTAATACTCTCATTTGTTTTGTTTTTAATTAATAAAAAAAGTGGAAGATGCCTCTCCCACTATATTATGAAATAAACGTAAGTAGTCTATATTATTTATTCTATTTATTAATCTACTTATATTGTGCATAGTACTACGTTTATTTATACGTTTATAACTACTCTAGTTTCTTTATTTATATCTTTACTTTGATATACTATTTTGTTTATTTCTTAGTATCTTACTATATACTATATTTGTTTATATTTAGAAAACCTGTTTAATTATATCTTTTTTATTAATATCTTTATTATCTTTTACTTATATCTTTCTATATACTTATCTATCTTAATAAGATTTAAAGGTATAAAAAATAAATGACAAAAGCAAGTAAAATAGGAAATACTTTAAAAATACTTTATATCATGAGATATTTGAGAAGATAGATATAGAGATAAGTATAGAGATAAGTATAGAGATGATAGAAGTTGATTAGATGTTATATATAATAGGACTTGTTATATAGTGTGAAGTGAAATAGAAGTGATTGAAAAATCATATTCTTTATTTTCTATTGGGGGTTCTGGATTGGTTGGATATGATAGAGAAAAAGGATCTGAATTATGTATGTATTAATTAAGTATACTGGATTTAATATTAGTTATTGGTGGAGAATTTAGTATAGGTTAAGTTTCTTTTTATTTAGATATAGATTGAGATAGAATAGGAGGGTGAGTATATTATATATATTAGTTGTAGTTGAGTTGTCAGGAGAGAACTGGAGATATTGATATGAATGATATAATTTAGATAGTAGATGAGGGGTGGGTATATAATGAGAGGTGGATTTGGTGAGAAAGGGTTAAGAGTCTTTGTATGGATATATAAGAGTGCCCAATAGGAATTAAAGGGGATATGTTTTTGTAGATATAGGAGTAGAGATAGTAAAAGTACTGTATATAGGTGTGTGGGTGAACCTCCTCCTGCAAAGACCCCCACTCTTGTCTGACATTTTGCATACCCGCCATTGAATAGGGTATTATATAAACTTAAATCGTAAATTATGAAAGAATCAGAAATGAATCATCCAAAGACAACTAGCTTTATTGCTGAAGTATTTAATCCTGAAACAGAAAAATGGGCTGATGGAAAAGATAGAACTATATTACTTGTTCGTCCAACATTTACACCACAAACTGTTAAAGCATTCGTTCATTTGCCATCTGTTATTGAGAAGTTGAAGAATGATGGATATAAGCATGGAGACTTTGTTACACTTGAATGTTTGGAACAAATTGGACAGGATGATAAAGAAGGTAGAGTAGTTACTCATTTTAAAGATAAAGTATCTGGTGATATTAAACCACATACCAAAACTGGATACAGTATTCAAGATATTAGAGTATCATCAAAAAATGCTTTTGATCAAGAACGAATCAATGAAGTAATGGATATTGAAGTTATGAGATCAGCTAAAACAGATGAAGAACGATCTGGCTTGATTGCAGGATATAACTTCCTATTACAGAGATAGAAATAATTGGCTCTTCATTTAGTTGGAGAGCCAATTTATTATTTTGGCAAATAAGCTATAAGTAGAACGTAAAGAAGCAGTTAGAGAACTTTATCTTCATCTTCTACAAGTACTAAAACTTAAACTTAAACTAAAACTTAAAGAGATGTGTATATTAGGAAATAAAATTAAAGGTAAAAGAAAACTAACCGGATATAAAGTAGTAGTTAAAAGAAATGGAAAATACTATTCTCCTGCAACAGGTGTAAAATATAAACAAAATAGTCCTGTTCTTAGACCTAAAAGATTTAAACCTATTGGAGATGGATGGAATAATAATTTTAGAAAGTTTATTTTTAAAAATGGTAAATTTTATGATAAAAATAATCTAAATACTCCATATATTTCTTCATCAGTTAAATATGGATGTATTCACTTTAATTATTATGGATATACATCTATATTTAAATCTAAAAAAGATGTAGAGAATTATATTTTAGGAATAGATTATAATGCAAATATAGAAACTGTAATACTTGAAATGACTATATCTGTAGATTTACATAATTCTATTTATAATTATTATAATCCTATTGAATTATATAGTGGAAAGAAAATTGTAAGTTTTAAAGAAATTAAATAAAAAGATATGAAAAATAAAGATACGGATTATTTAAAAAGACTAAGAATAGATATTGAAAATGCTTCTTCAGGAGTATCTAATAATTTAAAAGATATAGATGATCTTAAAAATGAAGTATTTGAACTTAGAAATGAAATACTTAAATTAAAACAACCAGCTAAATTTAAATATGGAGATATTGTAGTTGATATTAAAACAGGAAAAGTTGAATACAAAGTATTAAGTGTATCTTCAAATTATAGAGAATTAGTACCTGTAATTGATTATATTTATACTTTGGATGATGGAGAAAGAATAGTTCTTGCACGTGAAACTAAATTAAGACTTAAATAAGGAGGATATTATGAAAAAGATATTGTATTTAATAGTGAGTGTTTTGATAAATTGTATTATAATTTTGTTGGGATGTATTGAAGCTTGGCTTAAGATATTTGCTACATTGCTTTCTGGTAAAAGTAAATATCTTGAACAAAAAGGGATTGGAGATGAAGTAGCAAAAGGGTTTTTTAAACTGTGAATGGTTGATTGGGTGGAGCATAAGTAGCACCTATTACAATAGTCTGTTTTAGGTGTTATTTTATACTTAAATTATACAAAGTTTATTATATAATGTAACACAACTAATACAATATCAAACCACAACTATAACTAAACCTCAATCTATAATACCAACTCCACCTACAAACATAACTAACTAACTTACATACAGAACCACAACAATCTCAAATAAAATACATATGACACATACTCTTCCAATTGATTACAAAAAACTAACATGGTGGGAAAGAAAAGAAGTTAGATTACAATA